TCTGCTCAAGCTCCATTGCCGTAACCGTGTATAGAGCTTCTAGCGTAGCTGATTGAGTAGCTTCATTGCCGACTCTTTCACTTAATGATTTAATCGTCAGACTACTAATCTGCTTGTCTTGTTCGTTCATGTTGTTTCCAACCTTTCTACTTTTTGGTTTAATTCCTGAATGGCCTTGATTAAATAAGGCACAAGTGCAAATGTATTATAAGAGTATGCGCCATCTGGATTTTCAAAAAATGCTTCAGGGGCATATTTCTGGACATCTTGAGCCATGATACCGCAAGCGATATCTTCAATCTTGTCATCGTATTCTTTGCGATAAGAGTAGGTTTTTAGTTTCTCAATGACATCGAGCGCTGATACCTGACTGTCTTGGATATTAGTCTTATATCTACGGTCTGAAATATCCTTGTTCAAAGAAACCCAAGCATAGCCTCCTGATTGTCTATATAGATAGGCATATCCAGCATTTTCTTGGATTCTCGTAAACGTATCAGAGTGCATATAGTATCCAACTTTATTCTTTTCTCTATCGATGAAATAAAAAATATTACCCGTGACTTCAAGATTCCCGTGAACACGAGGGACATTCCAGAATTGTGCCTTGTTATAGCAATGCATCTCGCCATCGCTATTTACGAACCAGGCATAATTCCCTGGCTTATCCCAGTTATTACCCCAATTGACCCACAAGGCTGTTTGTTTGACTCGCCAACCCCCATCTGACATACCGACACGGAAGCTATTACTTCCTGTTATCCAGAAAGTAGTTGGATCCTTATCGTGCGTACCAAATTGGAATCCACCGATTTTACCCTTGTAACCTTCAAGCAAGGTTGCCGAGACTACTACTGAGCGTAGTTTGTTGATGAATGCTGTTTTAGCTGCCAAAGTATCCGTAAATACATCACTAGCTACAAGCTTTTTCGCTAGTGCTGTGTCGAAAATCAATTTGTCTGCTGAAATCGAATTCGAGCGAATAATATCCGCATTCAACGTACCTACTCTGGCATCTCCTACGAATAAACGCTTAAAGTAACCATCGATAGCTGTGATTTCATCTGCAAGTGTCTTACCTTTAAGTCGGATTTTTTCCGCTTCAATCAAAACATTCTTTGGTGCCAGGTTGATTTGAGATGTTACCGCTCCTGGACCGGTCAATGTTTGGATAGCGTAAGAGTCGTGTAGTTGTGATACCTGAGTCTGTGTGACTACATCCTGTGTGGATGTGTTGTCGCTGAATTTTTTAGGAGGCTTGTCACCTCTAATAAGCGATACCTGACCAATGGCGACTTGTCCGTTCTTCATCAACCAAATTTCAAGAGGGTATTCTCTCGCTTTAGTCGATGATTTCTGGACAGTCATCGTACCTGTGATGATTTGAGTACCAGTTTTAGTGAGCGTTACCTTATCAGATGCAAGTCCTCCATCGGATGCCCATAGCTCAATTCCTAGAGGGGCATCTGGTAACACATCCACCCACACTTCCATGCGATAGCTGAGCTTTTCGCCCTTCGTAAATGTAGATGTATTAAGTGGTAATGCGAAACCGTGATAGACTGCTTGGTTTTTACCAGTAGTGGTAATTCGTAGCAACCTAGTTCCAGCTTGAACTTCGATAACGTTGGCTTCTGCTTGTTTCTTGGCCCACTTGCTGAAATTTGTCGGATCATATACGAGGTTAAAGTCATCCAAAAAATTAGATACACGACTAACTAGACCATCAGCGGTCTGAATAACTTGTGAAATCGCTTGGTCTTGTCGTTGCAAGGTTTGGGTGTGTGATGATACGGTATCACGTACATCGTTAAATTCTACAACACTCACGATTTCAGAAGAGTTAACATCGTAGTCTGTCATGCGGTCAGAATGCTCAAGTTTCATACCGCAGATTTCAAGACTACCATTTCCACTTTGACCAAATTGTATTGAGTTAGATACTGTATCTGCTGTGAATGTGAATTGATATCTAACCCAATCTTTGTTCGAGATAGATTTGAATAATCTACGATTATTATCATTTGTAGTCCATGCACGCATCAACAAATTGACATTCTGACTCGTACTATTGCTAGATACTCTCGCCCAGCACGACATTGTGTATTTTTCGCCAACCTTTAAGTCTATTAATTGACCAAAGTCCTTGTTACCACCGTTTGTATTATTAACGACACGAATGCCTTTTTTAATAGCAGTATGCGGTGCATCTCTTAATTCGATAACATCTGTCCGACCGTTACCACCTGACAAATACAATCCCCAAGTTCCGTTCAAGGAGTCCCCCGCTGGAATGATGGACGAATTTTGCAAGAGGTTATCATTTCTAATAATATCTCTCAGTTTGGTTTCAATACGTGAGATGGTTCTTTGGAACCCGTCGACAGAATTCTTGACAATAT